GAGCACAGGGCGGGTCTTGGCTTTCTTAGTTGACTTCATCGTCTGAACCTTTCGTCGGAGTTGCGGTGCTTACCTTCAGAGAGCGCCGGGGCGGCGCCCACTGCCCAACACAGCCGCTAGGCGTTTAGTGCGTCTCGCTGTAAAACTCTCCGGCCCACAGCGCGTAGAGGCGTACCAGTTCGGCGACGGCATTCTTACGCGTATCGTCGTAGATAGTGCTGGAGTAGGCGCTGCGGCTGTAGTTTGATCGACCGGCCCACGCGCCGTAGTAGCCGCTACCAGTTTCTGAGCGGCGCCATACGCGGCCCACGTTTATGCCATTAACGTAGACAATGTACTCCGCGTCGTCTCCGAATTCGCTCACGTTGCTAGACAACTTGACGACGGCGGCGGTGCTTGCGGTGGTATTCATGCGGTCACCTCTAGGGCAACCTTAGAAGAGTGGAGGGCGGCTACTGTGCCGTCCGTAAGTAGAACGACAGAGCCGGTACGCAAGCCTAAGCGGCGTACATTCTCCGCCGCCTCCACTACGCGCCCTAGGTGCAGGAAGCGAGTACCTGTAACGATATTCCCGGTGGGGATGTAGATGCGGTCTGTGACGTTCATCTGGACTCCTGTAGTGGTAGGTGATGTGCTCATATGGAGAACGTACTCGCGTTAGACGACTCGCGCAAGTGTCTAGACGGTAGGTTCACTCTCTTGGTCTAACAGCGTGTTCACCGAATTAGCGACCCGCTCCGCCTCTTCAAACGACCGCGAGTAGTAGAACTGCTCCCCCTCTATCGGGTGCGTCCACGTCACCGTCCATCCCATCTGTAGCCCCGCAGAACGCACCACAGCGCGCGCAGGACGCGAGGCGGCGGTCATGCGGTCACCGCGCACGCGTTACGGTAAGCCACCGTGTCGCGGGACATGTGTCCATGTTCGCTGCCCTTGAACTCATCCGTCAGAGCCTCGTACTGATTCGCGTAGGCAACGGCAAGACGCTTACTGTTCGTCCATGATTCAGCAGCGATGCTCAGGTCAACAGCGAACACGGTGACGTAGTAGCCGCCGCTGTGCTCTGGCCGACGCTGAATGACGTACGAGCAGGTCTCGCCGCGTGCGTACGAACGGTTCCAGCCTAGGTCGCTCTTCTCAAACTTTAGACGGTTCACGGTAACTCCCTTAGTGGTAGGTGAAGTGCTCATGTAGAGAACGTATACCCGCCAGACGACTAGCGCAAGTGTCTAGACGCGCTAGTCGCCCGAATGGTCTAACGGGCATACGCGCACGCCACACAGCGGAACGCTCCGTCTGCCCCGCGCACTAGCGTGCCCATCTCCTCCCCGCACTGAGCGCACTCAGCGGGAGGGAGCGGCGCTGCCGGATCGACGGTGCCGTGAGTTTGGCGGACGTTCAGAGAGTCGCTCGCCTGCTCGCGTGCTTTGCGGCGAATCAGTTTCGCGTAACTGTGAGCGTTCCCGTACCCGCGTAGGCTTACCTTATTGAACTGGCCCGCGCTGTCCGTCCATGACACCTGATACATAGCGCCATAGCGGCCCAGAGGGGCGCCTACCTTCACTACCGACACCTTTAGGCTCATGCGGTCACCTCCCCGCTCCAGACGTAGTACGCGGTAGCGTGCGTGCCGTGCTCATTCTTGGCGAATGCAACGGCGATGCCGCGCCCCTCTGATCGGCGAGCAGACTCGTACGCCTTCCTAGCGTCGTAGAACACACGTTCGCGCTTCCAGTTCTCACCCTCGCGCTCAATTTCGGCAAACGTGAGACTCTTGAACTGAAGGTCGTAGTCGATACTCATGCTGACACCTCCACGTTACTCGCGGCGGTGTAGACCATCTCACCGTCAGCGGTGCGGATACCTACACGCGTCTTATCCCATGAATCCTTACCGACCCACACGATAGTGCCGGTCGTGCCTACGGGCACCTTCCGGCCCTTGACGACGGTCACCGTCTGGCCCTTGACCAGTTCACCAGAGGCGAGCAGTTCGGCGCGGTGAGCGGCGTACCATGCGGCCCGCTCAGGGTCGCAGTCGTGGCCCTTGCTCCAGCAGGCCACCTTACGGGTCACATCGCCACGCGTGACGATATTGAGGATACGTCCCGTCTCCGTCTTGGCGACCTCAAGGCCGCACCCGTCACAGGTGCCGATCTTGGCGGCGTCGTGGTGATTCTGGCCGAGGCAGGGTGCGTAGCGGGCAGCGTCGCCCGTGTGGGCGGTGAAACCCTTAGCGGTCACAGTACTCATGGTAACTCCTGTAGTGGTAGGTGAAGTGCTCATGGGGAGAATCTATACCCGCCAGACGACTAGCGCAAGTGTCTAGACGCGCTAGTCGCCCGAATGGTCTAAGCCGGGTAGATGTACCCGCCGCACGGGCAGTCCCACTCGCCGTACTGTTCGATCCATTTAGTCGTCGTGTAGATGATGAAACCGCACCGGCCACACGCGCACTTCCGCATCCGCCCCTTACCGGCGCCAGCGGCGGGCGCCTTCAATGCGCCATGCTCATAGGTGCCCAGTTTCAGGGCGATAGCGGCGAGACGTAGAGCCAACGCGGCGTTCACCGTCGTGGCCGTCATCTTGCCCTCTAAGCCGAGAGCGGTAGCGAGGGTACGGAAGTAGCCCTTGTGGCCTGACTTGCAGTCATCGACAGCGTGTACCAGTTCATGCGTGAGGGTGGCGAGGATGTGGGCCGGATCGTTAAGCACTGGTGAGATGAACACCTGAGCCACCTTGTCCGATGCGAGCGAGGTCGGCCAACATTCGCCGATCCTGCCCGTCTTGCGACCCGACCCACCGGGCCACCCGCAGGAGACGCGGACTGCCGGGATGGTGGCGCCCTGCTCCACGAACAGGGGGCGGAGCGCCTCCACCGCTGCCGCTAGCCACTCGTCACGCGTGGCATAGCGGGCGGCCTTGCGGGCGGTCATCGGGCACCGTCCCAGATGGTGCTAGTGACAATTACTAGGTGTTCTGACCGCTTCTCGTAATCCCATCCAGCAGCATTAAGCGCGTCTACCACAGCGTCTACTACCGCCGTCTGGCAGTAGATGAATACTGACTTACCTGTGGAAGTGCAGCGTGTCGTCTTAGCAGGTATACCGGCGGCGCGTAGGCGGGCGGCTACCTTTGGGCCGGTCGCTGTGTTATTGCTCATGGTGACTCCCTTGTCGGTGGTAGGTGAAGTGCTCATGTAGAGAACGTAGCACCCGTTAGACGACTAACGCAAGCGTCTAGACACACCATGTCCCCCGTTTGGTCTAATAAATGTTTTTAGGCATCAAACACTAATTTACTCCCGCCAGACGACTAGCGCAAGTATCTAAGCCGAATGACACCCGAACGGCGTACTACCCGCCCCCTACCACAAGGGCGAGCAGCACGCCGAGTCTGGAGATACCGCCGGACGTAATGCTCCGGCAGGATCAGTAACACCGCGACCGCGATCAGCCATGCCGCCGGGGTCGGCTTAACCTTCAACTCTGAACCGCCACGCGTCGCCGATCTTGTCGCATGTTGTACAACTTTCTACCGACTCTTCAGCAGCGACACCATAGTGAGGGCAATTAGAGAAATGTGTATAGATCATCGGTAAACCCCTTCACCTTTCGGCACTGGTAAGACTCCGCCCGCATCACGAAACCGTGACCGTAGACGCGTGAAGTCGTTCAGCGCATCAGTACCGGCCACTGCGAGCGCATGCAGAATTTCACGCGCCTCATCGACAATCTGGTCAGCCACATGCACGCCCTCAGACTCGAAAACTTCTAACAGTTCCTCCGCCCTCTCAGACAGGAGGTACGCTGCCGCCGCCGCCGTGACGAGACGATTCGACACGTTACGGAACGCCTGCGCGAGCGACTCAAACAGGATGAACGGATCAGTCGCCGGAGTGATCGACAGTAACTGAGTATCTGCTGCCGCCGCCCACCATCGGGCACGCATCGCATCAGTGTCTAAACGCTCCACGGTCGCGTCCACATCTTCTAGCCGCGTCCACAAAGAGAACCGTTCGCGGTCAATCCGCGCCCGCTCAAAGTAGGCCGCATGAGCCGCCAGACGGAACGCGGACGTATGCGCCGGACACCGTGATGGCAACACACCGGGCTGCCCCGATGTCACCTGATGCACCGTCCCCGCCGGACAGTCACCACACACATAGTTACGCGCAGGGCGACGCTTACGACACAACTCATTACAGAACAGGCGCGGGCGCCCCGGCCCCTCACTGTCGGGCAGTAGCGCCGCGCAGGTGAGGCAGGTTCGGGTCGCATTCATTCGGTGGCCTTCTCATTGAAGGCGAACAGCGGGACGGTGCCGTCTTGCATGTCGGCGGCGTTCAACATTCCGGCGGCGAAACTGCGAGCACCTCGCGGGGTGAGCACGATCAGTCCGTCACCTGTCGGTGTCGTGAATCCGAGGCCAACAGCGCCCATGTTCTGGTAGCGGGCGCGGAGTACATAGGTGAGGCCGACGCCCCCTTCTAGTGGGCAGATGCTGCCGATGGTGACTACGGCGCCCTTGTCGGATACTTCCAGTAGGTCGGGATCGTAGGTGCCGCGTAGTACGTCGAAGGCGACAGCGATCCGCTGCCGGAAGGTGAGCGGGACTAGTTCGGTGTCTGCATGGTAAGTCGTGTCGTCCATGTCTGCTCCTAGGTGTGAGGTGTGGTCACTAGGAGAGAGCGCCCGCCGGGGTGAGTCTGCCCAGACGATCTAGGAGCAGTGAATAAGCGGCAATATGACGGACATCAGATTCTGAGTCCCTATCTCTATTGCTTGTACAGTTTTATAAATAAACATGCACTCTAATGAGATAGGGGCGCGTTTGAGGATGTCCGTCATAGTTCCGTTTATTCGGAGGGCTGAACCGTACCCATTTCGGTACGGTTGTGACACGACCTACCGCCACACCGTCACGATTCGGCGGTTACCGGACGCGGCGCGACCTGATACCACCGCTGATACCAGATGTTCAGCGATACGTTCCCGGCATTCGCGGACACTTCCCGGCGTCTCCCCCAGTTCGGCGAACAGGTCGGCGACAGTCATCCCCGCCGAGACGCGACGGTTCACGATGGTCGGCCCTTTCGCGGCGAGTAGTTCGCGTTCATCGCGTAGCGCGTTTAGACGCTCCAGCAGTCCGGCCATGTCGGCGCCGGGACGTGTCAACTCGTCGGCGGTCGCCCGTAAGCCTGACTCCACCGCCGCGAGCCGGTGCGAGTGCTCCGGCGCCGTTTCGGTGATCGTGTAGTAGACCTCTTCATAGCCGTAGCGGGCAAGAAAGTCGCCGACTACTTCTGACTCTGCGAGTCCACACTGAATCTCTACACGCCCCACACATCCTGTTTCGGTGGGGCACCGGTACGTCGCGTAACGGCTCCGGTTCGTCGCGTATAGAACATGTCCACAGTTCGCACAGGTGAGCACGCCGGACAGTAGATAGTCGGCGCGAGCACGGCGGCGCTGTTTGGTCGGTGTTAGTCGTGCGACGAGTTGTCGATGTGTTTCCGTGTCGATGATCGGCGGCCAGTAGACGGCGGGAGTTCCATCGCTGCTTAGTACGTCGCGGCCCTGCTCTTTCTGGTAGCCCAAGAGGACGGTGTTCATTAAGACGACGCGTAACGATGCGCTCGTCCATGTTGGAGCGGTGCGCGGTACTGAACCGTGCGCTCCGATCAGTTGAACAGCAGAGTAGAGAGTTCCCCCTGCTATGACGTGAGCAGCAGCAGAGCGGATATGTGCTGCCTCCTCTGGTACAACGTCTAGCCCGCGTCCTGCGCCCGACGCGTGCGGCACGGTGCGATATCCGTAGGGCACTCTGCCGCCCGGGTAGCGTCCGGCGCTGATGGTTCCGGCGCGGCCTGCTGCTGTTCGTTCGCTGATCGTCTTGGCTTCCATCTCTGCGAATGCGGCGAGGATGGTGGCGGTGAACTTTCCGCCGGGTGTTGTCATGTCTAGCGATTCGGCGACGCTGACGAGGGCGACACCGTTGCGATCACACTCTTCAGCGAATGCGAGGAAGTCCAGTGTGTCGCGGGCGAGGCGATCTACTTTGGACACGATGAGTACGTCGATCTGGCCGAACAGGTTTCGTACATCGCGGAGGCCGGAGCGGTCTAGTCGTTCCCCTTTACTGCTGCCGCTCACGTCTAGGTCGCGTATGACGGTGGACACGTTCCAGCCGCGAGCGGCGGCATAGTTGCGGCCTATCTCTTCCTGTCGTTCGGGGCTAGTCGATGGGTCGGCGGCACCCCGGTAGGAGGAGAGGCGGACGTACAGGGCGGCTTTCACACTTTTAGGTTACTACGCCTGCACGAACTTACCTAACAGTGTAGATGGGTAGCGGGACGGCTGTAGGCGCTCTCTACGGGTGTTCCCGATGTCTACCTTGAGGAGTTCCCATGTATCCAGATTCTGCCCCGCTGCTAGGTCTGATCGGTCGGAAAGGTTCGGGGAAAGATTTCACCGCTAACGCTCTGATCAGGCAGATCGGTTTCACCCGGTTAGCGTTCGCTGATCGTGTCCGCGAGTTTGTGTTAGATGCTGATCCGTTTGTCGGGCATGGCTCTTTGCGTGTGTCTGATCTTGTCGCGTCGGTCGGATGGGATCGGGCGAAAGTTCACCCCGAGATTCGTCGGGCCTTGCAGACGTGCGGCATGGCGGCGCGTGCCCTTGATGCAAACGTGTGGTTACGTCCTGTGATGGAGGCCGCCGCAGACTTCCGAACTTTAGGTATGCCGGTGGTGATCACTGATGTACGGATGCACGCTGAGGTGCAAGCGATCCGCGATGCGGGCGGCATCTTTGTGGAGGTGCGCCGCGACGGGTTGACGACAGATACGGCAGATGCTCACATTACGGAAGCGTTAGCCCAAACGGGTGCATTATCAGAGTTGTGTTCCTACACGGTTTATAACGACCCTTCAGGCGCAGGCGTTCAAAGATTCCTTAATCGGCTCTTAACTGACCTTGATCTGTAGTTAGCGTTAGACGCCCCACGGCTGTACTCTAGGAACATGAACACACTAGAGAAAACCGCGAGAAAGGTAGTCCCCCTCATTCGGGGCGGACTAGCGGGGGAAACACACGACTACCGGGAGGCGGCGCGAATCGTTGTCGATACTCGCGCCCGCCATTTCACCGGCAACGATGGAGAGCCTGACTATCTAGGCCGCTCCTACGCATACCGTCAATGGATCGGCAGTATCTACGGTGAGGCGGCGCCACGCGCTGAACGGAACAGGGTTGCCGCCGCGATGCGGTATCACGTCGGTGAAGTGTTGCGCGAATATTTGGACGCCGCCGATGTGACACGTCTAGGGCTACGTCCTACGACGGCTGTGGAAGAGGCCGTGAAGAATCGGAGCGAACGTAGCGTCGTCCTGTCGGCAGTGTTCGGCGATGCGAGTAGTCCTGATCCGGCGAAAGCGGCGACGGCGGCGCGAGTGCTGCTGGATCGTATAGACCTAGACGGTGCTGATCTTCTCACTCTGCAAGTTGTCGATGTGATGATCGAAGCGGCAGCGGTGCGGGTGAAAGAGTTGCAGCAAGTCTTAGCCCGTAAACGTGGGTAGTAGGTAACGTCCCGGCCCTCTCTGTTGGTGTCTAACTCACCTACACAGAGAGGCTAGTCGATGACTCAGCCCAAAATTCCGACTCTCCAGCGCGGCGGTTCGCGTTACTACATTCACCCTAAGACCGGCGACAAAGTTCCCGGCGTTACCAGTGTTCTAGGCATGTTGCCGAAACCATTTCTGAAGGCGTGGGCGTCGAAAGTTGTCGCCGAAACTGCGGTAGCGATGGCCCCGTCACTCGTCCAGATGTCGGCTAGTGATCCTGCCGGTGCTATCGACTATTTGAAACGTGCGCCGGGACGTAGCACGCAAGGCGCCGCCGATATTGGTACGGCAGCACATAGCGTCTTTGAGGCGATGAGTCTAGGCGAGTCGGTCGGCCAGTTATCAGAGGCTCTCCTCCCATTTCAGAAACACTTCCAAGACTTCCTAGATACGGTTCAGCCGACGTATCTACGAACGGAAGAGACAGTGTGGTCTGAGACTCACGGCTACGCCGGATCGTTCGATGCGTTCGCCGAGATTCAAGGGCAACGCTGTTGGGTTGACAATAAGACAACTAAGTCCGGTGTTCATGCGGAGGTGGCTCTACAACTTTCCGCCTACAAGAATGCGGACTACATGCTGGACGGCGATACGGGAGAGCAGTTACTCCAGCCACAGGCTGATCGTGGCGTCGTCGTGCATGTGCGACCTGAAGGATGGGCACTCTATGAGGTGCCTGTCACCGATGAAGTGTTCGCCCACTTCCTAGACTTGCGGCGCGTGTTCACTTGGGACACCACAACGTCGAAGGCTGTCGTCGGCAAGCCTGTCGCTAAGGGTGCCGCCACTCTCTAAGCATCAACAGAAACGCCCTCACCTGTTACCGGGTGGGGGCTTTTTTGTTTGCACATCGGCGGGCAGGTATGCGACCCCCGGCCCTCTCTCTAGATGTCCCCTAAGAGAGAGGAGCGCAACCTAATGGCGCTCAATGTGTTTGGAGATTCACCGGCAAGTATCGTCAACTTCTCAGAGACGCTAAGCGGCGGCGATGATTTCCGTCTCGCCGAAAATATTGGAGAGTCACTCATCATTACGGTGAGCGGCCCGAAAGAGGTCACGACCTCATACGGCGTTAAGACGGCTATCGAATGCCCCGAAATTATTCGGGTAAGTGACGGCGCAAAGTTCACTAGCGTTCTGATCTTCAATGCCGCACCTGTCGATCAGTTGCGGAGCAGCGCCGGACAGAAGGTGCTCGTCACTGTTGACGCTTACGAAACTAAGCAGGGCGGGAAGGCGCCACGATTCGCCGCACCGAGCGAGGCGGTACAGAAGGCCGCTGCTGCTCTGAGTGAGGCGGCGGAGAAGGCGCCGTTCTGATGGGCGCTGTCGTTCTGATCGTTGCGCTCACGTTCGCATTCGTTGGCCTATTTCGTCTCATCAAGTGGGGATGGAATTGGCTACGCATCGACGTGAGTGGAGCGTTCGATATTGAGCCGGAGGATGAGGCATACATTCACGGCGTATTCATCCCTAAGAGTCAGAAGTAAACGCGTGGCCCCCGGCGCCTCAATGTCGGGGGCTTACGCCTTTCTAGAGACAGGACAGCGCGGTGCGTATCTGGCATAAGCAGGACGGGCACTGGACAGAAGTACGCGGCCCCGCCGACCTACAAGGTGCCACAGGTTACCTGCGGATAGAGGGCCGCGAGTCAGGCCGAGAAGTTGCGCGATGGGCAGTAGCCATCGGCGTATTCGTTGTGCAAGGCGGAGAGATTCGGAGATTAGACAGTGAGTGACTTGGCGACAGTGCAAGTGATCGACGGTGAACCGTACGTCCATATCCGCGAGTTCTGCGAACACTTGAAAGTGTGCGCCGACAGTGTGGACGCCTTCTGCGATCAGGATAATCCGGTGGCGCGGGCCGTGTCGATGACACTGGAACAGACACGCGACAACCTGTTAACGATGTGGGCACGCCATGTCTAATCCGGCGAAAGCACGCGGCACCCGGTGGGAGACAGCCGTACTCGCCTACCTCCGCGAACGTCTAGACGCCCGCGCCTATAAGCCACGGCAAGAGGGTCACAAAGATGTGGGCGACATTCACGCCGCCGATGCCGTGTGGCAGGCGAAAGACTGGAAGTCATGGGAAGCAGCGATGCGTGAAGGGTTAGACGGCGCTGTCCTGCAAGCCGAGCACGCGGGACGCCCGTACGGGATCGCTGTCGTGAAACGTATTCGCCGCCCAGTCGGTGAGGCGTACGCGGTGATGAGACTCGCCGACCTTGTAACGCTCCTACAGAAACTTGAACCGTAGCGGGTAGATGTTCCTCCCCCGGCGCTCTCTGACTATGACACTTCACGCGCCTAGGAGGCACCATGACCGAGTTCGCTACATTCCTCACCCGACTATCTGCAACACCTGAAGGTGATGGATGGGTCGCCCGGTGCCCCGCTCATGCTGATACTCACGCCTCACTACGCATCGACGCGGGAGAGCGTGATCGTCTGCTGTTGAACTGTCGCGCCGGGTGCAAGTTCCCTGCCGTCATCACAGCACTAGGGTTCCGGTCTGCTGCTGAACTGCCGAGCACAAAAGGCGCTCCGGTGAAAGTGAAAGCAGCACACCTACCCGCATCGGTGAGTGATGTGGCCGCGCTCGCATGGGAACTGGAGGGATACCACTACGCCCTTACCAGTACCGGCGGGCTAGGTGCTGCTTACGCATTCGACTATGCGCGTAACCGTTTCGGCTTGACCGATCACGACATTGACCGTCTGAAGATCGGCTACTCAGGGCCAGTAGATACCGACACTGCAACAGGTCACCTTGTCATCCCATTTCTAGATGAAGAGGGTATGGCGCGGGGCTACCAGATGCGTGCTCTAGACCCGACTGATCCTGTGCGCTGGAGGTCGGCGAAGAATACGGAGTCCGGCGCCGCATGGTCTAAGGTCGCCTACTTTGAAGGCAACGGCGCAGGCGATGAAGTCATCATCTGCGAAGGGCCATCCGATGCGCTCACCGCTGTTGCCGCCGGATATACCGCTGTTGCGGTGCGCGGTGCGGCTCTCGCCGACGCCTCCGATACGGTCGCTGATCTAGTTCGCATGATCGGTAGCCGGTGGGCTGTCATTGTTGGCGATGATGATCCGGCGGGCCGCGAGTTCGCGGAACGCGTACGGTTCGCTATCACCGACAACGGCGGGAAGGCGTGCCTACTTCAGCCGGAAGCAGCAGACGTAAACGATTGGCGTCTAAACGCTCCCGACCTGTTCAGTGCCGCACTTGATACGGCGGTCGCTGCTGCTGTTACGGCGGCACAGACCGGCGCTGATGTGCGTGTCAGTTACGCCGACGTTTCTACCTTCTCCGATCTTGGACAGGCGCGACGAGTGCTCGCACATATTCGGGCAACAGGTAGCGACGTACGGTACACGCCGGAGGCCGGATTCTTCCTGCTAGATCGTGGCGTATGGCGTCCTGACGCGTTAGACACAACACGCACACTCGCACAGGCCGCCGCCTCCCAAGTGTTCCGCGATGCGGTGAACGCTCCCGACGATCCGACGCGTAACCGGATCAACAAGTGGGGGATTCATGTGTCCAGTTCTCGCGGTCTAGATGCGGCATTGAAAGAGTTAGGCGCACTCGCCGGAGTCGCTGTCGATATCAACTCATTCGACGCACACGAACACTTGCTCGCGGTGACGAACGGTGTCGTCAATCTACGAACCGGCGTCCTGCTCCCACCGAGCGCGGACTACCTACTCACTCGCCGGGTGAATGTTGCCTACGATCCGACAGCCACTGCACCACGGTGGACACAGTTCCTCAGTGAAGTGTTCCCCAGTGATCCGGCACTACCCGAGTTCATGCAGAGGCTCATCGGTTACGGGATCACCGGGAGCACATCCGAACAATGTTTCGCCGTGTTCTACGGGACAGGGGCGAACGGTAAATCGGTTCTCACTGACGTACTGACACGGGTCTTTCGTGAACACACAACGACGACACCGTTCAGCACTTTTGAAGATCGGTCTAGCGGCGGTATCCCTAACGATATTGCGGCACTGAAAGGTGCGCGGCTAGTGATGGCGAGCGAGGGAGAGAGTGGGCGCCCGATGGCTGAGGCGATCCTGAAACGTGTCACGGGGCGCGACATGATCTCCGCCCGCTTCATGCGGCGCGAGTTTTTTGAGTTCGCTCCGACATTCCTGCTGATGCTCGCCACGAACTACCGACCCCAGTTCAAGGGTCAAGATGAAGGGCTGTGGAGGCGCGTCAAGTTAGTCCCGTTCAATCGTTATTTCGCGGCCCATGAGCGCGATCATCGACTAGCGGAGACGCTGCTTGCAGAGGAGTCCGCCGGGATTCTTGCATGGGCTGTTGCCGGTGCTGTCACATGGTACGCCGATGGTTTAGGTGATCCGCCGACCGTTGTCGATGGGACACGCGAATATCGGGAAACGTCCGACGCGCTCGCCGGATTCATCGGGACGAGCGACGGTGATGATTATGCCGTCACAGGTGATCCGACCGATTTCGTTCTAGGACAAACACTGTGGGAAGCGTACTGCGAATGGACAGACGCTGAAGGTCTACAAACGCGTGAGAAGTGGACGCGTAAGACGTTCTGGTCAGCACTGGAAGAGCGCGGCGCTAGTCGCCATAAGCGCACCGCCGGAGTCGTATTCACCGGAGTACGGAAGGCAAGCATCTTGCGGGCAGGCTACCCGGCTGAGGGCCAGAACATCACTGATAGTCCGATCCGATTCTAAGGCGGTGCGCGATGGCTTTACATCTCATGTTCGATATCGGCCCGGTGCATCTTGCATTCACGGTCGGCGATAAATGGTGGGGCGCTGCCACCGATGACAGCGACGACGAGGAGACAGAAAGCGTCGATGAATCTGTCATCGCTGAACTGCTCCGGCTAGGTGCTGAAACTCAGATATTCGGATTCAGTTCCGACCCTGCATTCAGGGATAAAACAGGTTGGGAGGACGAGGAATGATTACACAGACACACACCATCGGCGGACAGACCTGCACCATCGTGACGCCACAGACAGACGCCGACCTCGCAGGGTTCGCGGCATTCCTCCGCTCCGCCCAGCGGGTCGCTGTCGATACGGAAACTACCGGGCTGAACATTTACAGTCCCGGTCATGGCGTGCGTATCGTCCAGTTCGGTACACGCGAGGTCGCATGGAACATTCGTGTAGATCGGTTCGCATGGGTAATCCGCGACGCTCTGAAGTTAGATCGTGAATGGATCATGCAGAACGCGAACTATGACATTCAGGTACTCGCACATCACGGGCTAGCCGATGCAGAGATGCTGTGGGCACGCGTGACAGATACGCGAATCCTCGCGCACCTGTTAGACCCGCGTACGCGCAGTGAAGGCGGCATCGGTCATGGGTTGAAAGCACTCGCCGAGGTATACGTCGATCCGGCGGCCCCTGACACTTCCGCCGGACTAGCGAAGGTGTTCGCGTCGATGGGTCAGACACTCGCGTCAGGGTGGGCCGCTATCGACATTGAAGAGCCGACCTACACCCTGTACGCCGGACTCGATGTGATCTATACGCGACGCCTCCACGATGAACTAGCGGGACTCATTAACGGGATCGAACGTCTCGCCGAACTGGCAAAGTTTGAGCACCGGCTAGCCGCTCTCATCTCGCAAGTAGAGACGACGGGGATACGTCTAGACGTTCCCTACACTCAGAACCTGCGGGCGCAACTGTTCAAAGATGCCCAGTCCTACAGTGCCACCGCCCGCTATTTCGGTGTGTCGAATGTGAACAGTACCGCCCAAGTGGCGGAGGCTCTCACTGCAATGGGCGAGACGCTAGATGAACGTACGCCGAGCGGTGCTGTGAAAGTTGATCGCGCCGTACTCTTATCACTCGCTGATCTTGATCGTGACTGGAAACCGTTAGGCACCCGGCTACCTAATCCGCTCGCCGCTGCTGTCGTACAGGCTAAGCGAGCCGGGAAGTATGCGGTCACCTATGCCGATGGGTTCCTAGAGGTCGCCGACGATGCCGGACGTATCCATCCGAGCATAAACACGTTAGGCGCACGCACGGCGCGAATGAGCGTTAGTCGTCCAGCGTTGCAACAGTTGCCCGCCGGGGACTGGCAGATACGGCGAGCCATTCTGGCAGAGCCGGGAGAGGTGTTCGTCTCTGTTGACTTCTCCTCTGTAGAGGTGCGCGTACTTGCTGCCCTCTGCGGTGATCCGACGCTACGCGCCGCTATCGCCGCCGGAGGTGACCTGCATGCACAGACAGCGCGGGCCATCTTTGGCGAGGGCTACACGAAACGGCACCGGCAACTCGCTAAGGGTGTCGTGTTTGGTCGCTGCTACGGCGGCGGTGCGGCAACGATCAGCCGACAGACCGGCGCACCGTTAGCCGATGTGACTGACGCTATTCGCGCATTCGATACGACCTTCCCCGGTGTAGCGAAATGGGCGAGCGCCCTGCAACGACGCGCAGAGTTTGGGGCGCGTGAAGTGGTCACCCCGGCAGGACGACACCTGCCATTAGACAAAGACCGTCTATACGCGGCGACGAACTATGTCGTCCAGTCCACGGCCCGCGACCTGATGGCGCAAGCCGTTGTCGATCTAGCCGACCGTGGCCTGATCGGCGCGTTACGGATGGTGATCCATGACGAGGCACTACTCAGTGCGCCCGTGAAAGAGGCGCAGGAGATGGCCCGTGAAGTACAGGCCGTAATGACAAGCACCTTCAACGGTGTGCCTATAGAGGCAGATGCAGAGATCGCTACCGGCTCATCGTGGGGCCACCTTTACGGCGCCCCCGCCGACAACCTACAGGAGACAGCATGAGCAGCAGGGCGAACGGATTAGCGACAGCCGCCGATGTGGCCGCGACGTGTCTACGACTACTGGAACTGCTCCAAGAGGCACGCGCTGCTGAATGGGCTAAGTCTCCGACCATCGACTATTGGGCATCGGATCGGACGAGCGGCACCCGCGAGCGCACCGATACGACGACCGATATCGCACTAGATGAGGATCGTCTCCGGCTACGTCAGAGGACGACCGAGGTAGACGCATCGCTCCGCGTCGCCTGTGACCGTCTGGACTATGCGCTACGCCCGTACCGTGGTTTCAATGCGTAAGACGACTAACGGGAGACTAGTGCGCGGATCGCTCAACTGGAGAATGTCGGGTGCATTCTCTGAGGGTGGCGGCCCAGCGGCGTACCGGGCATTATCCGCCGAACTGCAACCTACGAAAGCGGGCTGTCTGGAGTGGGTACGGTCGCAGAATGGGCACGGCTACGGGCGGCATTCTGTCCACGCGGACACGTTCGGCGTAGCAGCGGCGGGGAACTGGCATGTCCACCGTTTGGCCTATTGGCTCTATCACGGTGAACTGCACCACGCCGAATCTGTCCACCACATCTGCGGTAATCGGACGTGTGCAAATATCGAACATTTACAACTGATCAGCCAACGGGAGAACGCGGCAGAGATGTTGGAACGTAAAGCATACAGAGGAAAAATAGATGAACTGGAAGCGGAAGTCTTGCGTCTCCGAATCCTCCTATATCGGCGACAGTCGGACATGCCGTCCGCTATGGGCCATCTAGGTGACTTGGCGCGTCAAACGTCTAACGCTGTCTTTAGCCGTGTAAGGTAGGTCCTGTTACAGATTGTTTATCTTCTGTTACTACAGGTAATGTGCGACCTACCTAGTTACTCACCAGTAACTAGGCCCAAGATGAGTGAGGGCGACCCCCTCTCTCGAAAGCAGGTTTGAGCATTGTCACCTGATGACATGCACACCGAGGCCGTACGCATCCTTGAATCCGGCACCATCGCCGATCTACTTCTATGGGTTGATACCCCTTAGAAGTTCGTCTAGACCCGTTAGACGACTCACGCTAAACACCTACCACTGGAGGAAACATGTCCCATCTACCACGCATCCCCGACGCCGCCGCAGAGGGCGCCCTGATCGCTGCTGCACAGAACGGTGACCATGCGGCCACCGAACAGTTACTCGCCGCCTACGACAATGCTGCACGCGCTGCCGCGAACCGATTCGGGAGCACACTGGACGCGGAGGACGCCCTCCAGACAGCGCGGCTAGGAATCCTCACCGCCATAGCCGCCTACGATCCGGCCAAGTATGACCGACTGGCCGCCATCGTGATCGGCTACATGTTAGAAGAGTTGACCGGGGCCGCATCCAGCGCCGGACATATTCAGATACCAGCCCGCACCCTAACCCGCTATTGGGCGATCCTTCGCGCCTGCGATGGAGACGTGAATCGTTCCTCCATCTCTGCTCAAGAACATGGGATGACGCGTGAGACGTTTAGCGCCATTCACGCGGCTGTCACGCGGGAAGAGTTGCCGTTAGGGCTAGCCGAACCGGCAGACACGAACGACCTCTACGACTCCATCGACGATCAGGTGATGAGCCGTCAAGCACTAGGAGCGATGGACGACACACAACGTCGCGTCGTGCGACTGGCCTACGCGTTCGACTCCTACCGGCCACTGAGCGACGGCGAAATATCGGAGGAAGTTGAGATGTCCCGCTCCGCCGTGCAACGGGCGCGGACGAGTGGTCTAGACGCCGCCCGCAAGTCGCTAGGGATCAGCGAATGAGGCGGGCAGGGAAGGCCGCGCAGGCGCTCTCTACCGATAGCCCACAACTACAGGAGGAGAACATCATGCACAGCACTGAGGAACACACCGGCGTACCGTACGACTACGCCACATTCGATGAACGCGACGTGATGGACGAGAACGACGCCGCCGCCTACGAACGTCTCCTAGGGTATGAGCCGCGCCCCGGCGTCAAGCGCGGCGGTGCCCGATGACGACCGCTGAACTGATCACCTCAGTACCGAGCGGTGACGGTGTGCATGTCGTGAACACATGGACGCTGTACGACAAAGATCGTCCGGCACGAGTGACTGTCATCACCGCCGTGAAAGGATGCGAAACCTGTTCCCGCTCCCCGTTCGTCTTGCACGATAACTGTCTCTACCGTGGCCGGTCGATGGGACATAGTGCTACGCACTGCACCGCCGACGCCTGCTACTAGCACCGTCTAAACGACGAATAGCCCCCGACCCTTCCGCCAGTAGCGGGAGAGTGCGGGGGCTTTCGTTATTACGAGTTACGGGCCGAGCCATCGAATCTGAAAGAATGCTTTCGTGCCGGTAGCCGCTGCTGTGACGAGTCCAGCCTGAGACGTGAGCGCGAGAATCGTCACCGAGTCACTCGCCGCGAGCCGCATGATCCGCGTGATGGTCGGCGTATAGACACCGGCAATAGGCGAACCGATCTGGACGTGAGCATCATCAACTGTCGTACCGGCGATAGCGATAGAGACGCGGACTGTCTGGCCTGATGTGACGCTCGCTTGCCATCCCGCCGAGATCATATAAATCCCGGCGACCGGGGCGACGACTGCTGCCGTATTACCGGCGACGTGCATCCCGTACGCGTCGTCCACTTCCGTATCGAACGTGAGAGCGTATTGCGTAGAGGCGAGAGTCAGTGTCTGAGTCGTGCCGCTCTTCAGATTACAGTAGGGCGGCGATGCGAGATAGGAAAGATTATCTCTGATATGGGTATTGAACAGGGCCGCTGTCAGCGCATCAAGTGACGCCCATGTGCGCGGTGTTGTCCATGCCATGAGTTAGCCCTCTCAGTCGGTGCTAGGTGTCGCCGGGAGTTCTACAGGCGCCGGGAGTGCTACAGGTGCCGGGAGGAGCGAGGCACTATTCGGGTCGCCGATGAACAGGGCGATAGATGACTTGAGAATCATCAGCGCCGCCGGGATCGCGGCCAGTGCTGCCGCCTTCACTGCCGACACGTCGGTCAGGTCAGCGGTGATCAGCAGCGACAACAAAGTGACAGCGTAAGTAGCGGCGACGCGCTCTGCCATGTCGATGAGGAAAGTTTTAGAAATGGTCACAGGTGCTCCTATTCATGGCCGGATAACCGGCGTTCAAGTTCAGATATTTTGATTCGTAGATGGGCGATCTCGTCGCGGGCCGCATCTAACTCCGCCCGCACCGTCTCAAAGACGAGCAGCACCGTAGCCACCGCATCGCCCGCCGCATCGACAGCGAGGCTAGAGGTGGACGCCCGATTCTTGGCCCGATCTTTCACATAGCCGATGAGTGCTACGAGCGTCCCTGATGCGAGGGCTGATAGTTCGATGATCTCTAGGAGTGTCACGCATTACCTCCACCCGGTGCCCGAGGGCGTCTAGACGGTGCGAGATACATAGCGCGAGCCATCGAACACAGAGCCAACAGGGCGCACGTTCCGACAGAAGTCCACAGGCGCGGGTTGACGGTCGCCCCCGGAAGTACGACGATGAGCAGCGCCACTAGCCCCGTCGCTAAGACCGTATGCCCGAACCGTGCCAGTGCTGCCGCTTTCGCTGTCGCTGGACGAAACAGTCCCGCGAGTACACAGACGCTCCCGACCACGATCCAGACGCCGTACACATGGAGCAGCAGGTTAGAGGTAGCGTCGGCGATCTCCGGCGGATAGCCGTCACTCGTAATATCTTCCAGCCCGACGAGGCCGAGAGTGAGAGCGACAACGATCTCGTAGGGACGGCGTAGAAGTGTTTCTCTAAACACCACGCACCGCCTCTCTACTTCAATGTGTAACGAGTGAATGCGGCGAGTAGTCCCGCCTCTGCGCTAGCGCCGTTCTGCTTAACCCATCCGGCGGGGTATTCCGACCAGTCGAATACGACACCGCCGGTAGCGTCTAGACGAAATCCCCAGTCCAGCCATCGCGTGAAATTGTTACTAATCACGGCGACATATGCGAGCGCCTTCACCGGGTCAAGCATCGCCCGCATATCAGCAGCGGGGCCGAACGTGACACGAATCGACGGTAGGTGCGTGGAGTTGACCTGCCAGAGTCCCCAGTCTGACGGCGGCTGTTCCATCGTCGGATCATGTGTACCCGCCGGGTACTGCATCTGTGAATCACAGCCGCTCTCACGAACAGCGATGCACCACAGGACACGCTGAACAGCGGGCGATAGTTTACGGGCCGGATTCGCTAGCCACGCTTTAACTGCTGCCTCACCTTTCAGCACACCCGCTACCGGCGCGGGCTTAGGTAGCGGCTGTCCTGTGCTCTGCAAGTGTTGGAGGTGCAACTGATGAGCAGACAACGGGGCAGGCTTAGGAGCCGGGGCGGGCTTAGGTAGCGGCTGTCCCGTGTTCACTAAGTGCGCGAGATGCGCGGCATGAGGTGACAACACCGGGAGCGGTTGTCCTGTGCTCTGCAAGTGTTGTAGGTGCGCCTGATGCGGTGACAACGGGGCAGGAGCCGCACCCCGCGTACCATCGGGGCGGATACCTAACTTACGGATCACACGGTCTACGTCAGCCTGAGAAGTACCCGGCTTAAGCGCCCAGTGCATACTATCGAAATACCTAGGATTACCGTAATCTCCACCGAGGTCGCTCGCTGCACCCCAGATGAAAATCTCATACCGAGCCTTGATGACGCGAGCAGCGGCACTCTTCGCACCGACCCACCAGTCATAGGTACTCGTCCCCTGAGCACCTTCCGCTGATGCGCGGATATCCATCGCCACCCCGGCGGCGTGATCTGAGTAGGACGAACTCGCTCGCGCAATTCTGTAGTCATATGCGTCTACATCGCCGCTACCCGTGAGCGGATGAATCGTCGCGTGATAATCCAACGCGAGAGAAATGAACAGCGGCGCAACAGAGGCGCGACCATAGAACACACAGGGCGTGCCGGGTATCTTCGCATGAGTTAGACGCGAGTCATCCCATGCCGGATTATCGAGCACCTGCCAGCCGTTAATTGACGTAGCCATTATTTAGTTGTCCCGCTTCCTATAGGCCGAGTTTGATATTCGTATCCAGTTGCGCCGCCGCGTTATCTAGCACGGGCACCGTGAACGGTAACGCTGGAGAAGTGCCGAGCGTCACCGTGAAATTGTTTGCGTCGATATGCCACTCCACCGAATCGACAAACAGAGTCGCCGTCGATGCTGCTGCCTCTGCGGGCAGATTCGTCACCGCAACCTGTGAGCCGATAGTCAGAGCGGCGAGCGCATTGAACGAACCGCCCGCACTAACGAACGCGAGCACGTTCACCTGTAACTGATCTATTTTGGGAGTTGGTGTAGCGCGTGCGGTGACGAGCCATGCTGCTAGTTCGTAAGCGTTCGTCCAACGGTTTGACCATGTTGTCGCGGTGACGGACTGCTGCCCGTTCGCTGTGATAGAGGTCTGATCGCGCACCGCAATTTCGCTACCGTTCACCTGAGCGACGGTCGCCTCATTACATAAGCCTTGAGTGTTGAAGTCGGCGAGGGTCGCCATTTCTGCGAGCATCGTCCGCGCATCGAATGTCACCGCCGGAGTCGCTACATACTTATAGCCCGCGTCGCGCAACGTGAGCACGCCGAGCGGTGAGGCGTAGATGATCCCGCCGCAGGTAGTCACAGCACCATCTACGGCGTCTAGAAACTTCTGCGCCCGTACATCAGTGATCGACTGGAGTACCTCTGTCTGCGGTTGCGTGATGATCGACGCGACTCGCGCACTCGTCGTCTTTTGCATGGCGAGCAGCGCGAGACGCTGGAAACGTGCCGACGCGTCTAGCGCGTTATCGACGCCGTAGCGCCCAGTCCATCCGACCGACAGCCAGTTTTGGTTAATGATCTCTGCTTGCGTGAGAGTACGAGTGTGGATAGTGAAGTCTGCAATAGTGACCGACGTAGCCCCTATCTGGCCGCCCGCCCCCAGATTCAGCACATAGAACGCTGCAAACGGATTGACGACCGCCGCTCCGGCCCCCGCTACAGACCCGGCGGCGACACTATTCACATACAGCGTGGTAGTTCGTGTTCCCGCTGATACTGACTGAATGACATCTAACTTCACCCACGCTCCGGCGTAGACTAGAACACTGCTGAGAATGTTTGGCGCGACGACACCGCCAGACGCCCATTCAACCTTAGCCGTAAAGTCCGTTCCGGTAAGGCCGTTATAAACTAAGTCAATGGCAAAGTAGTTCGTATCGAATACGTCCGACGTGCAGTTAATGACATTAACTACCTCTCCGACCGTCGGAGTCGTGTTAACGCGTACCCATATGGAGAAGGATAGTTGTGTTGTGGCTGTACACGGCAGGGTGCTATTTCTAGATGAGAGGCCGTCTGTGAGAGGGGCGCCGGGTTTCGTGATTCGCGTCGCCGCCGTACCGTTCCATAACGTATCCGCGAGGAACGTGTTCACGTCGCTATCTGCGGAACGCGTGTAAGAGAGTATGCGCTGCCCTGTCAGCGCGTCAGCGGCATACCCTAACGCCCCATCATTGAGTGGCAGATAGACCGCCGGAGCACTAGCCCGAATATCAGCGTCTAACAGTTCACGCATCGTCAAGCCGCCGACTGCTGCCATCGAATCATTCGCGGTTACCTGCGTGACACCGTACGAGCCGGAGTCGCGGGTCACCTTGTAGTCAGAGATCGCCCCTGTCCAGATGGTTTGTGCCGTGCCGCCCGGTGGCGTTACCTTCCACTGCACAGGTCGGCCAAGTGTGACAGCAGCAGTACGCACAGGAGTGTAGGCGCCTGCCGGATTCTTCAAAGTGAATGATGCTTGCCCCACGTCGGCGCGTGTCGATTCGGGGGCGCGTCCATGCTTGAGAGAGATACCCCGACCCGCGAGAACGTCTGCGGAAACATTCGTGTAGGTCGGGGTATCAGTTAGGGGGCCGTTAGTGGCTGTCCAGTCGATACCACAGTTGAAGGTGAAGTCTTTCAGTGTGTAGGTCGGCACTGTCGGCGCTCTCTCTCAATGGTTAGGCAAGTCCGAGTGTCAAGCCGCCCTGTGTGCGCTTAAGTCGGAGGAGACCCTGCTGGATGTCTTTACTGTCTAGACGCAAGATGACCGGCTTCCCGTCGTTCGCCACATGCAACGTCACCACGGTAGGAGCGGCGACACTGGAACGTGAACGCGTCGGGCCGGTGAGGTCACGCTGCGCGGCGCGTACTTCACGCTGTGCTGCCGCAATAGTGGAATAATCGGTGACGAGTCCGCCGATACTGGTAGACGCTGTTCCGATGCGGCTCTGTGCCCGGTTCGCTCGCCCAACAATGTTGCGGCCACCGGCTAACAGTGCGGAGGCTTGCGCCCCGCCGCTATCAACTCCGGCGGCGGCAAGTTGTCCGAGCGTGTCACCGTTTAGACCCATCCTGCGGAGTCGTGCCAGTGTGCTAGAAAACTTCTCCATCGCTGCGGCCCGTGCTGCCATGTCGGCAACAATGTTGGAGCCGGTGACTGCTGTCTTGGCCGCATCTTTGTTCGCCGCATTAGAGGCAACCTGCGCCGCCGTTAACACATCTTGCGCGGAGGCGAGAGCGGCCATCGCGGACGGTGATCCGCCGGTCGCCATAGCGACGCGACGTGCATCATTCAAGGCGGTCTGTGCATCGGCTAACGCTTTCGTCGCCGCCGCTGCTGTCTGTAGTGATTGCGTGTGCGCGTTCACATCAAACGACATACCACCGGCTAACGATGAGGCAGTACTTTTTATGGAGGACTGTCTCTGATCTAGTGCAGACTGTAAGTCTGTCTTAGCAGTGGCGAGGCGCTTCTCTTTCCGTTTCCGTACGGCGCTCTTGCTGCCCGCTTTCAAGCCGACGACGCCGCCCTGTGCGAGTCGTTGCGCGTTCATGGCGAGCAGTGTCGCTACACCATACTTGCCCACTGCTGCCGCATTGAGAACAAACTCTCCAGCACTGAGCAGCGCCGGAACTTTATCCTCTTTAGGGCCGCCGGGGCCATTGACCGGGCCGCCCGTTGCATAGTGGAAACGGTCACCCGTGAACAGGCCACCTGTCGCGCCCGCAGAAGTGCCAGACGACCGCCACGGGCCGGGGCGAGCGGCGTTCCCCCACCCATTGGAGGATACGGTCTCATTCACTGTCCGCAGTACTGTCGTGACGACGGCTGTCGTACCGTTCAGCGCATCGGCTTGAGCCTTAAGTCCGGCTACGGCGGATGATGCCGCGTCAACACCTGACGCCTTAATTGTGGTTACGACATCCTTCGGAACGAGACCGTACGCCGTGGCGAGACGGTTAGCCGCCACTTTATTAAGTCCTGCGGCTTCCGCCGATGCCACGAACTTGCCGCGAGCGATAGTCATCTGATCGCCGATGTACGCAGTAGAGATACCGGCAGTCTTGTACGCGTCTGCCGCACTCAGTGCGCTAGTGACGATCCCTTGAAGTGCTGCCGCATTATCGCGGCCCTTCTGAGTTGTGAGGTCTAACTTGCGAGAATGATTGGTGACCGTTTCGCCGTTCTGCTTAATCGTTGCGGTCGCCTGATCGTAGGACGCATTCATCGCGGCGGTCGCTGTATCAGCCGTCAACTGCTTACCGACGAGACCATCTAGAGAAGTCTTCAGATTATCGGTCGCCGTCTTGAGACCTTCCATCGCCTGCTTTGCGATAGTGGCACTGAGACCTGTCGTCTTGATGTTCCCCGCCGCACCGACCGACACCGTTCCGGCCTGCTCAACAGCACCGGCATAGATCGGTAAGAGCGCCGACAGACCTGACACGTCGCCGCCTGCATCGGTGACACTTTGCTGAATCGCTTTGAACGCCGACTCTGCACCCTTAGCGTTACCGCTCGTAATCATGTTACCGAGCGCCTGATCAACTTGGCCCAGTTGTGCGATGACGCGGGCGCGGCCTTCTCCGCCTGTATTCGACAGATGACCGATAGAACCTACGAGGTCTTCGATGCGCTGCTGTACGCCGGGGTGTTGCAAGTGTTCGATCTCTTGACCGATGCCATGCAAGCCGAGACCGAATGCGCCCAAGTTGATGCCCGCTGCTTGACGCCCTGCGACGCCAAGTTTCAACAGTGAGCCGGTCAACTGATCCGCCGGGACAGTGGCCCCGAACATCCAGTCGCCGATGGGTTGCGTGACGATACCAGCGATAGTTGCACCGACCGCCGCTAAGCCCGCCGCGACGCCGAGACTCTTCACGGCACTACCGTTTAGACCCTTTAGTGCGGTAGCCGTTGCCGCAATTTTAGGAATAAGGATTAGGAGGCCGACGCCTAGAACGACAGCGGCCATCGCTACGTTTCTGATCTCTGGAGGTAGCGAGTTGAAACTGCCGAGCATGCTCGTAGCCATGCCCGTAACTTGCGCCATCGGGCCGATAAGGTCGGCGCCCATCTTCTCTTTAGCGTTATCCCACTCAGCATTAAGAGTCTTCTGACTATTGGCTAATCCATCTGCCGTATTCTTGTAATCGCCGTTCGCTACTGCTCCTGCTTTGAGGATCAGCGAATAGGAGGCGAGGGCTTTCTCTGCTGGAGTGAGTGCGCCCTTCACTGACTTAGTGAGGCCGAGCGCGAATGCTTCCTGCTTCAAGCCTGCCGCATCTAGGACGATGCCGTACTGACGGAGTGGCCGTTCCATCCCGACGAGTCCCGACTGGATCGCGCCGAGAGCCTGCTCCGGTGACGTGTTATGTAGAGAGGCCAAGTCGGCGGCGAGTTGAACCATCCGCATAGACATTCCGGCGGCCTTATCGCTAACGATACCCATCCCTACAAACAGGTTGCCGTAAGTTGCTGCCGCCTCCACCGCCGTACGCGATGACATACCCATAGACCGGGCAGACGTCTCCCCCCACGTCTTAACTTTCTCTGATGAGTCGCCGAAAATAACTTTCACTTTGTTTTGAGTTTCGGCCATATCTGACGCGGCCTTAATGCTCTGTTTGGCGAGCACTACGAGACCTGCTCCGGCCACCATCGCACCGCGAGAGATGTTCGTCCATGCCATCGTTTGGGTCGCTTGCGCCTTATCGACAGCACTCTTCAAGGCCAGTGTAGACATGGCGGCGCGTTGCATCCCTGACGTGAAGTTAGCGATATCAGCCTTCAGGACTACGGATACGGTACGGTCAGCCACGGGCCACACTCCAGACGTTTAGACGGGCGGGATGTCCCGCTCCACAGTGGTAAACAGACCTGCCATTGCACCATCACGAACGGTGCCGTCGCTGCTGTTCGCATTAGCGAACCGGCGCGTTTCACGTTCCACCGCCGCACACGCATGACAGCGCGTTAGGTGAACGTCGTAGGCGTATTCGTTGGCAGGGTTCATCGACTCTTTAACAGATTGACCACAGCCGCCGCACTTCTCCGCGTCGATCAGTGTCAGCGCCACAGCAGTATCCCGATCCTCATCAGTCCACAACGGTTCGCCGGGAGCGGGCCACCCTCCACCGTAAAAGATGGAGGGAGGCACACCCCACGCCCGAGCCGTCTGTGCTTCTAAGAGTAGGAGCGGATCACTGTTGAGGCGCGTTCGCTGAAAGGGACACCCGCCTGCCCTTCATTCACTGTGAACGCTGCCCCGAACAGTGCGTCGCGTTGCCCTTCGGCGAGCACTTCAAACAGTCTCTCTACGTCAGGGATCGACATGACAGGATCGGCAGATGCTGCCGCGATGAGAGCCACCGGATACGTTTCAATGTTGAACGCTTCCGAGTGACCTTCTCGCCCAACATGCGCCGCCTTCAGAGCACGGTAGGCACGATCACCGAGAGCGCGGAACGTGAAGTCCGTGGACGAGGCACGCATCATCTCTTCGATGTCGCGCACTTTCTTAGCCGCTTCTGCTTGAGGTGCTGCCAACGAATCGGATAAACCGTCGCGGGTCACTGCCTCAAGTTCGGTAGAGGCTTGCTCATGTTGTGCTGCAAGATCGCCACGCAAACACAGAGAGATCGTGTGCTCTCGTAGTTTCGCGGTAGCGATGATGTCGTTAATATCTGCCATGTCGAATCCTTCCGCAGTAGTTCAGTTATTAGGCTGTGGTCGCTGAGTCAACAGCAGGGCCAGTCTTGAAAAAGTCGCAGGCAAACTTCTCGACCTCGTTGGCTGAGCGTTCCTGCTTCTGACGGTTGCTCGCGGTCACAGGGAATACGCGAACCTTCTGCGAGGTCGCCCATGCTGTCGAACTGGCGATAGAGGTGCGCTCCACGATGAAACCGGAAGGGCGTCCCGAGAGTGTCGTCCACGGTGCAGACGCATCACCCTGATGCTTGAACGTGATAGCGATGTCATCACTACGACGACCGGGCACGAACGTATTGTCCGTCGAGTTCAGGACAGAGGTGTCTACCTTGTCATCTGAGGTACTGATCTTGTAACCGTCAGGGGTGACGAACGTTTCAAGGGCGATGCCCGCGTTCAATTCTGCAACGGTCGGGGCGGCGGTGTTAGCGATGGAGGTAACCCACGAAATGCGGATATTACCGTCCATAAGAATGTCAGCCACTGTAACTCCTAATTAGTTTGTGGTGCGTCGTCAGCATCGGCGTCTGCCGACGTTGCGGGGGCAGATGGTTCCGCCGCCGGTTTAACAGGTGCCGTAACTTTCGTTACTGCTTCAGGGACGGGGACGAGGAGAGCGTCTAGACGTGCCTGCTCTTCACTGTCGAATGTGTCCTGCTCTTCATCAGTGCGAATCGGATCACGCTGCATTGAGGTGGGGCCAACACATGTCCAGCCGCGTGCCTCATGTGATGGCACCGACTCAACAGCGACGACGCCACGCGCACCATTTAGTGCCGCGTTCTCAATGACTACATAGTCGTAACTCATCGTGAAATGGCACCCGCCGTCACTGAGGTGATCGCCGAGTAGGTGATCGTTGCGACACCTGTCGTAGCGATAGCACCGAGCGGGAGCGGGATCAGTTTCGTCTGTGCTGCCGTAATCGACACCGGAACGATGGTGCCCGCATTACCTGACGGGGTTGCCCCGGCGTCAGAGATGGAGACCGTGATCGTAGAACCTGATCCGTTCAACACTTGGAGGAATACGTTCGGGCTTGAATAGGACACCGTGTCGGTCAGATTGGCCGCCGTCATAGTGGGCGCAAGTCCTACGCTAGTAATTTGTTGCACGCTAATGAGCGCCATGAATGCTCCTAAAGGTAGGCACGTTTATGCGGAGGAACGAATCGTCCACCGCGACGTGGCATAGAAAAGTGGTTCGGCTAGTGCGTCATCACGTCGCACTGACTGGGGCGGCTGTTCTGAATAGATCGGACGCACCGAGCGTCCCGCTACCGCAGGGGTAGCCCTCCATAAAGAGACCACAACTTTGTCAGAGAGCCATTCGGCTTGTTCTGACGTACCACCGACACAGGTCGTCTGGAAGTCCACACGCAAGTCTGCCGCGTCTATCAGGTTAGAAGTCCCGACGATGGCAGGGGCCGCATGTAATACGACATAGGGGGCGGTAGCGGTACGAGGTGCTTCACCGCGATATGTGGTGACACCTTGTGACGTGAGATAACTGATGACCGCCTGAACGTGTGCCGAGGCACTAGCCGGAATAGCCAAGGAAGATACTCCCGTCGATATAACCCACGGCGCAGGGCCGGGGTTGACTGTGACAGCCGCGTAGGCCGTTTGAAGATGCCCCGGCTTAATTTCGCCGACAGCAGTAGAGAGCGGGACGGGCAGCGGAGCCGCAGAGATTAGTCGAGCCGTTTCTTGAGAACTTCATAGAGGGCAATAACAGTGCGTGGCTCTTCAGCATCTAACGCATGTTTGCCCTGATTACCGGGGGCGTTATGGACTGAGCCGTATTCGATCAGGTTGCCCAGTGCTCCCTGTCGTGCGCCTTTATCGGGGCCGATCTCCGCCGCGAGCGGGCCTTTCAAGTCGTAAGAAATGGAGTAAGGGTAGGCGGGTGTGAAGGCGCCGCCGACAGATGCTCGCCAGTCATTCTTGATATTCAGAGCGCCTTTACTGATGACGGCGCTCACTTCCGCCGACACTTCAGCGGCTACCTCTAGATCATGTTTCAAGTCGTCTAGTCCGTACATCACTCCACCTCTTCCAGAATGTAGCGGCGTGCTGATGCGGTGGAGCCGACGATCTCAGAAACCACCGAGTATGCCTGAGCATTCAGACGCGGATCAGTTGAAGTCACCGCCACTAGATCGCCCATGCTTAGGACGAGAGAGGCAGCAGCAGACCACGGCAATGTCATACGCGGTCGCGCACGTTCACGCTCTAGTGGTTCGGTCGGAACATCGACAGGTGTTACTACTTCGACACGGCACGCGCCCGTGTACAGAGTGGCAGTGGATGACGGGTAGAGACCTGTTGTCGTATTCAATGGCCCCGGCGTAACTCGCGTAACGACACATGTGTCGATGCACAACATTTCGTGTGCGGCGCGGGCGATGGTGACGAGTTCTGATAGCGGCGTCACGATCCGACCGAGCCTAGGGTAGACCACCCTGTACCGTACGCTCCGGCACCGATTGACCCGCCACCGATTGACCCGGCACTGATGCGGTACTTCGACAGGAGCACTTTCTCCGCGTGCGACAACTTGCGACTAGCGATCATGTCGTCAGTACCTGACAGAGTTTCTTGATAGTCGCCGATGACGCGAGTACGAATGCCGCGAGGGTTGTCGTATAAACGTCCCGCGATGCTGAGCGTGACTGCTTTCACGTCGGCGGGGACAGCGGAGTAGCCCGCCGTGTAAGTGACAACGGCACGCGGAGCCGCCGCGAATGTGAAGAATACGGAAGGGATCGCGGCCACGTCAATGGCCGGTGTCGCACCATCCCACGCGTAATCCGTACCATCTACGAGTGTCTTGCCATAAATGGCGATGGAGGTCACCGCCGTGACCGGGCGCTGAGGTATCCGCACACGATAGCCACGCGGCCCGCCGAGGACGGGAAGAGAGACAGAGGTGTATGTCTGCGCGGTCAACTGTTGCCCGCAATGTGTCCGCACCATCGCCGACGCGCTCGTCACCGCGAGAGCAGAAGAGGTCGCGTCTAAGGTGCGCTGGAGATACGCGGCCAGTTCCGCTGTCGTGACTAGATCAGCCATAGCGTGACCCCTTTCTGAAGAGACAGTGAACGGCGACGACTACCGGGGTTACCAGTAGCCGCCGCCGTTACAACTACGAGACGGTTACGTCAGCAGTGACGAGAGCCGAGGGACGGATCACCTTAGTGCCGTACACATGCAGACCCTTAATGCCATCTGCGAAACGCTTCTCCATGCGGAACGCTTCCACCTTCAGAATCTGATCAGCGTAGGCGAGTCCCATCGGGTGACCGGCACTGACGATAGTTCCGGTGCTCGCTCCGGCGGCGCAGTTGTTCGACACATAGATGTCGAAACCGAGGGCGCGACCGACGATACCGTTACGCAGACCCTGATCAGTTCCGGCGAGGTTCGCATTCACGAACCGATTGTCGATCAGGAACTTGCCGTACAGTTCAGGATGAACGACGACCCAGCGACCATCTACCGGGACATTGTTCTTAGTCATCTTGACCCAGATGTCCTTCAGCAGACTGAATGCGAGATCGGCAGATGAGACAGCAGTTGCGCCGAGTTTGTTACCGGCGAGAGTGTTGGCCTTGATCTCAGCAGCGACAACACCATCGGCGACGTTACGCAACGCGTACGCGGCCTGAACGGCGGCCTGATCCAGAACGACACCGGCAGACTGCACCTTATCCAGATCATCGACCTCGAAAGCAAAGTACTTCTGCTGGTCAATGGTGAGCGAGGTCGTCGCATCGGTGAGAGCCTGCACCGTGATATCCGTATCCTTCGTGAACGAATTCACGGTCGGGTCGGATACGTTCGTGATCTTCACTGAAGTACCGGCGCTCTGAATCTGACCTTCATACGTGCGGTTAGCGACGTTTGGGCCTGCAAAGACGAGACTATTCTTCAATGAGTCAAGCAGGGTCGCCGACCATAGGGTCGGCTGAAAATTGCTAATAGCCATTAGTTATTGACTCCTGTCAATGTTGGGGGATTAGGAGCGGATTCCGAGCAGGTCGTTAAACCGGCCCTCTGACTTAGCCTTGACAATTGCCTCTGTAGACATGCCCGCCAAGTCCGCTTCTGAGAGTTGAGAGATACCGCCCGCAGGCTTAGCGCCTTGAGTCGGATCAGGTGCCGGAGTTCCCCGGCGTGCTGCCGTCGCGGCTAGCAGTTTCTCTGCCTGTGCTCTCACAGTTTCTTCATCCCCTGCGGATAGAAACTCTGTAAGTTCATTCGGCAAGCCGACCTCAGCCGCTACGCGCAACTTGATCGCTTCAGACTTCAACACAGACGCTTCCGCCTCTGCATCTTTCAAACGGTCGGCGAGACGTTCAGTCTCGCTCTTATCCCTATCCTCAATCTCTTTGAGACGAGCAGAGAGTTCCGCTGTCTGCTTATCAGCAGCACGACGGGCGCGACGTTCCGCATCGAGAGCACGCTTACCGCCCTCGCCTAGCGAATCTTCCTCGCCCGTAAGCGGGGCAGGAGTTGTCGGCTCATCAGCGGCGGGTGTTACCTCAACAGGTGCGGCAACGTCGGTAGGTGTAACGGGTTCCATGAGTGCTCCTCATCGCAAGGCGAATAACCCTGCCCGCATCGTGCGGACAAGGTGTGTTTAGACGGTGTTACTTAGTAGAGAACGTCCCCGCTGCTAGGTACGAGATGCGCCCACTCAGGGGCGCCCGTAGTGCCGGGATATAGCCGATCCAATGCGATGGCTACCGATACAGGATCGGACGGGTCGCATGGATAGTCAGGGCCGGTCGGCGTCAAGGGGAAGTCATCATCTTGGACGAGTTCCAGCATGAGCGCAGACACGGCGTACGCATCACCTGACAGGTGAGAGCCGAACGTATCCGGTTCAGCCCGCCATGTGATGACGACCCCACTAGGGAGCGTCGCGGTGAATGAGTTAGAAACCACTTAGCACCCCTAGGATGAATGAGCGGAGTTCATCATCGAAACCTAGTTCGATGGCGGCATCTGTAGTACCGACGAAATGGCGCGAGCCTGAGAGTAGAGACTCAACACCTGTAGTGAACACTTCGCGTGATTGTGTCCACGCTGCTTGCCCTCTTCTATTGTAATCCTTACCCGTATAGTTCTCACGCCACGGGCCGGGGAAATACATTTCCCGTTCCATACCTTTACCGAGACTCTCCACCGTTTCGGAGGTGCGGCGGCTTTCAATGAACGCCCACTCTGCCTCTTTCAGACCGGCGATAACTTCCTCCATAGAGTGACCTACCTCATGGACAGCCGTAGCCTCCGCCGAACTACCGTATATTCCGATCTGGTCAACACCTCGCACCGTGCCTCCGATGCGAATCGTCGCGCCATTGTCAGCGTTGTAGCCGCGAATATCCCGACCGTACTTCACGTCGATACGACCGATACCGTCATGGACAGCAGTGTTCCATTCTGACGGATACGAGCCGAACGCGTAGTCCAGTAGATCGTGAGCGACACCGCTCTTCACGCTATAACCGGGGAAGCGTCCCCCGCCCATTTCGCGTATTTCACTGAGAATCTTCAGCGTCTCTTCACGTTGCAGCCGCGCATAATCTCCAGCAGAACATAAGCCGCGCCCGTACTTGATAGCCTCTTTCACTTTCGATACTTCTACGATCATGTCCTTCTGTGCGGCACGGGCCGCCATATTTCTCTCTGTCGCCGGATCGCGTAGTACGTCGATCACCGAGTGAGGCCACCCGCGCCGGTCGCAACGTGCTAGAAGTTCAGCATCAGGTAGGGCGCGTGCTGCTGCCCACCCGCCATCAGTGAGAGAAATGATGCGAGCGTGCTCCGCTAAGTCTTTCGCCGTTATGTCGAATCCTTGCGCCTTCGCATCAGCGACAGCCGTCCGTATCGCGGGTAGTTCGTCATACTTGGCGATAGCCGCTGTCATCGCGTCGTAACGTGCGATAGCCGACGTATCAAAGGTCAGACCCTCCGATACGACGCGAGCCTGAATGCGCCTGTCCAGTTCAGTAGACAGCACATCTCCGGCGCGGATCGTTGCCGCCAGATGTTCAGCAGCGGTAGCCGAATCGTAGGGGGCATCTTTTGCTATGTGTGCTACACGGTTCGTCAGGTATGAGCCGGAGTCACTGAGTAGCGCATCTAGTGCGGCCTTCACGTTCTCCTGCCCGAACACTTCAACTTGCGAGACGAGATCATCAAGCCCTAGACCTAGATGATCGAATCGTCGCCGCGTCTCCGCCGGTAACGACGCCCACAGTTTCTCTGCGCTCAACCCGTTTGGTAGTGCCGCAACGACAGACGGTAGATCGCGTTCTAGTTGCGCCTGTGTGTCTATCATCAGTTTGAGATCATCCGGTATGTAACTGATCTTCCCGAATGCGTGACGATCAGCCGGTACACCGTCTATTTCAGTACGCCACGACTCTTGCCATGTCTTAGGCACAACAGTGATGCGCCCCGCTGCCGCGTCGATCTTCGCCCAGTCCCACGGCTTACCCGGTGTGAATGGTTGCGGTGTGAATATGCGCGACACCATGTAGCCGTGCTGTGCTAGCAGTTGTCGAAACTTCTCTTTATCGCCACCGGCTAGGCGCATAATGTCGCCGACACCTAGCGTCGTGGGAGTGCCACGCATCCGGCGTCCGCCGATAGCCTTCTGGCCGTATATGTAGCCCTTTTTACCGCCCTTATAGATACCGGCGATAGTGGTCGATTGTGAGGCGTTAATCACGCGGCCCATGTCGGCACCGTTACGGATCGCTTCCGCTGCTGCTAAGCCGAACTGCTTGTCCTGTTCCGCCCGCGACAGTGCCGCGAAATAGCCTTCCGGTGAGAACAGCGCCGGAGCACCTGTCGTATCTGCTGCCTCTATCGGAACGTGAATACAGTCGCAGTACGGATGCCGCAAGAATCCGGCATTCCAGTGATACCACTTGCCCGCGAGGACGACGCAACGATCACAGGATGGCGGGGTGAGTTGTCTAAAGTATCCGCCGAACTTCGGGTGGGCGCCGATTGCTGCCGCTTCCGCGTTACGCGATGCGAGCGCCGTCTCATTCCCGCCGAGCAGCACAGCACGACCGAGAGCCGCGCTCTGTGCTTCCACCCGGTTACGTCCTGCTGCCATGTCGGCAACCTGTTGCAGTAGACCTTGATAGAGAGCACTCTTCAAAGAGCCGCCCGCGTCAGTAAGTCCAGCGAATGCGCGAGCGTCAACAGTGAGCGGTGAGCCGTCTAGACCGGCGTCTAGTGCGACTGAATCCACATAGTCCCCGGCTGTTTGTGCTGCCGCGAACTGGCCCACCGAGATGGTCTGCGCGAGTTCCTCGCCGACACCGCCAGTCCAGAAGTCGCCCGCCGGATCAGCGGTGCCGATCTTCTGCTTCCAGATGTGTTGTACGCGTTGCGCGGTGCCTTTCGCTAATGCTGCCGAGCGACGATAGTAGGCGTCGGCGATATTTGAACTAGCCACGCCGCCTCCTCACAGTTACGGGCCAGTGACCGGCGGCTTACCTCCGACGAGAGACGAGAAGTCTCCGGCCAGAACGCGAGCAGCGGCGCTAGAGTCTTGTAACTCCATGCGGTCGATCTGCTCAACTGAGTAACCCAAGTCTTCGCGTACTTGACGTAGCGGAACGACTCCGGCGGTGAACAGTTTCACAGCCGCATCGGCTTTCTGTGCGATGGTCGGCGTAGCCGGATCACGCCAGATAGTTTCCATACGTTCAGTACCAGTCACGTCGATACCTTGCACCTGTAGCGCAAGACGTAGCACCGCTTCCCATGCCTCACCGAATGCACGCTGTCGGCGTTCGGCACGTTTCACTAGACGCGATTCAGCCGAGCGGATCGCATCAGCAGACGCCGGGTTATCGGTCGTCATGCCGAGCGCGTGCGGCGGTAAGCCTGCCATCGCGGCGACCATCTTGGACAGTGTGTTCAAAGTGTCGTGAAAGTTCGATAGGTTCGCTTCCGGGAATTGACCCATCGAAACTTCAGCGGGTGACCCTTGCGCCGCCCAGACACGACCGGCGATGCGTGACCATTCACTGATCGTGTTGCCATCGGGGTCTTCAAAGTCCTCCGGCCCCATCCCGACGACCCAACGGCGTGGCATGGCGTGATACTCCGCACTGACCATCATGTCGGTAGCGATCTTGCATGCCGCATCAGAGAGCGGGAGCACGTCGGCGAGTTCACTCGTACCCCACGGGGCCAAGATGCGCGGACGGTTCACTAGCGGGACGACAGGGACGACGCCGAGGTTATGGTTATCGACGTGGTACTCCGCTACGTCGCGGGCGTCGCGTACCTTCAGGTAGTAGTGAGTTGAGTCAGCCAAGTAGAGCGTGGCGAACTCGTCTAGCGTCTCAGTGTCTTTCCAATATTTGAGAGCAGCGCGAACGGTGCGCGTACGCGGATCGAAAGAGCACGCAACCTGTGACGCTGATTCGACAGTGATGACGGGCGGGCCGCCATTGTCGCCCGCGCCGACGATGACGAATGCGCGACCGAGTGCGAGCGCGTCGATGTGTGCCTGTTGTGAAAACTCGTCTAGACCGTTCGACTGCCAGATATCCCACAGAGACGAATCGGCCACTGAACTATTCAGTCGGAAACCTTCTACGTCTAGACGCTCTTCCAGAGAGTCCACCACTAGACGCGGCCAGTTCACTACCACCGACGTGATACGCGGTGCGAGTTCGCGGATCAGTTCCGGCGCCATGTAGGTGAGCGGCTGAGTACCCTCGTAGTAGCGGCTCAACAAAGTCAGCGACGACGAATCAGAGAGCACCTTATTCCAGAGGCGGACTCGCCATTCGTCGGGCGTAAATAGCGTAGACACATAGCCTCCCTAAAGGCGTGAAGTTAGAGCACGATCATCCGGCCACGGTGTCGCGGCTTATCTAGACCGGCGGCTACCACATCGCCCGCCGCCTCATGGGCGAGAGCATCTGCGATTACCGCGTCGATCTTCTGATGTTGGGCAGGCTTACCGATGACAACACCGCCGGGACGCCGCACTCTGCGGGCGTTACGAATATGGAGAGCCATCGTCTCGTCACCGTCGTGCGTTAACGCGCCGGTAGCGATATCAGTCTTGAGTCGTTCCAGTGCTGCCGACATTTGTCGGGCACGATACGTCGGCCACACGATGACACGTTTCGATCCGTAACGGTTCGTCCACGCGTCTAGTTCGGACTGCCACAGTTCAGGGTCAGCATAGATACGGATCACGTCGTAACGGTCGAACAGTTCACCGATAGCGGCCTGCACAGATTCGCGGGGTACTTCTCCGGCGTAATCTTCAGGACGCCAGTGCGTCAACATTCCATCAGCGAACCGGGGCGTAAACGCGAACGGTACACCGTCAGGAGTGTCTAACCATCGGGCACGAATCGCGGTGTGATCGTCATACATTGACCCATCGAAACCGAGCACGATACGCGCACCATCAGGGACAGTCAGGTCAGAGCGTGCGAGCACGTCCCACTGTTCCGGTTCGTCAAGCCACGCATCAGAACCGACGACGATCCGGTTACCGAAAAAGCGTTCGGCCTGCGCTGGATCATTGACGAGTAGTTCTGTCGCTTCCGCTTCGATAGCGTCTAGGTCTACCCACGGCGACCCGGCATACACGAACTTATGAATACGGCGCCGCTCCTGCTTATTGCGATATGACAGGTGACCGGGTGCGCGAACATGATCGACGTAAACATCTCCGGCAGTGCTCGCCGCTTCCGTCGTACGTTGTGCTACAGAGTTCTCTGACGGATCGTAAGCGTTCGTCGTCTCAACAGACCGCCCGCCCATACCGGCCAGACCGCGCCGCTGAGTTTCGGCGACCTTAACCATGCCCGAGGTCTTAGTCCAGATGCCAGTCTCATCCTGAACTACGAATGTGACGCGCTGCCCCAGACGTGACCGGGCCGAACTAGTAACGGTGTCTATACGCCCTCCGCCGGGTAGACGGATGAACGCCTCCCCAGTCTTTGGGATCACTTCAGTGAGTGGCCCCTTCTCAATCATGGGGCGTAGTGCGGCGTAGATGTTGTCCGTCTGCTCTTCTGATGTGGCGGTGACCTGAATGAGAGGAGTCGGCCACGGCGTCCCCATCGGTTCGCCCGTCTCATACTCGTAAACCCATCCGCACGCACAGCCGTTGTCTTTGCAGACGTACAGTTCATGTCCTGCCGCCCACCCGTCGAACAGGGCAGGGCCGACACCTTCTAGACAGACCTGCGCTGCTGTGAGCGGGCCTTTACCGGCCTTCTGCGGACGGATCAACAGGGAACGGCGGAACGTGAACGCCGGAGCGAACTGTCCGCGCTTTGCTTCCGCTCGCACGTCGTAATGATTCGCTAGGAAAGTTAACTGCCACGGTGGGAGAGAGAACGGTAACCCCTGATCGAATCCATCAGGGATCACACAGTGCGCTTCAATCCATGCGAGAGCCACTAGGAGAGGACGCTGAGCCACTGGACAACCTTCCTAGCAGCATCGCGCTACCGTTTAGTCTGACCCTGCCGCCTTCAAACGTGAGCGCAGGTCAGTTACCACGCCCGCACCCTGTCCCGCCGCCGTAGAGCGGCCTGACCGTGTGGTGGCGTGAGTCTCCACCGGAGCAGCGGGGAGCCGCCACCGTAGGGAGTGCATACCGGGGATTGTGATACCGAGCGCGTCAGCCATTTGCCGTACGAGGGTTGACAGTGCGGCGGGAGAGTCGGGGCGTTCTGCCTCAGCCCATCGACGCGTGTACAGGCCGACCTGATCTTCCATTGTGTATAGACGCCATGCGAACGCCTGCGGTAGCGCCCATAGGCGTACCCATATTTCTAGTTCGCGGGGTGTCGGTGCGGGGAGGGGGAAGTCGGGGGCCGGGTCGGTGATGGTGGCGGGCAGGAGGAGCCAGTCTCCATCCGTTGCCCGCTCACGGCGTAGGGCTGTGGGGTCGGGGGCAGGCCCAGAGCGTGTGCGTGCGCCGCCCTTAGGCATCGTGCCTCCTCAGAAGTTTTGAACCTGACCGATTTCTGGGCGATCTCCCCAGCGGTACTGAGCACGCGAGGCGATGGGGTCATCCCCCACCCCCGCGAGCGGGTTGACGTGCCGTCCGGTCAGCGGGCGGGGTCGGTGTTCCATCCGCCGGGCTGATCCTGTGCCGTTCGCCGCCCGTGACAGGTGGCGCACATGGCACGCAAGTTTGCGAGGTCGTAACCTCTGGGGCCGAGTGGCCCTAGGCCGTCGATGTGGTCTACCACTGTCGCTATCTTTCCGCACTCAACACAGTAAGGCATGAGAGCCAAGACTCTACGACGAACGGGTAGCCACTGCCTGCCGTACCCACGGTCGGCGGCTGTGCCGCGTTGCCTGTCTGCTGCTGTTGCACATGCAGAGCAGCGACCTGATCTATCGACTATCGTTCCGCATCCTGAGCGTGAGCAGACGCGACCTGCACGCATGGCACGCACCTCACCTCTAGTTCAGTAGTGACATGGCTAGTCATGCCCTGACATTCAGCGCAGCGGTAGCCTGCTGAGCGTAGGGCGCGTAGGCGTAGGAGGGGGAAGGCGGCAGGGGTGTAGGCGGGGGTGTTGCCTGCCATGTGTACTCCCTGCCAGAGAAGGGCACGGGGCTACCATCTACCGGAGTGGGAGGTAACCCCGTGCTTAACCGGGCCGCACGTCTGCACACCCGGCGGTCTGTGCGTGAGGCGTGCCGCTGCTCCACGTCTATACGCTGGAGGCGAGTCGGTGAACGTCTCAATGGAAAGTCGTATCTCTTTCCATATATAGAAGGCGCCTGCCTGCCCACGCTTACCCTCGTAGAGGGCGTACATCCTCAGAGCCACACAGCGCCACGCTAAGCCACTGACCTAGGTAGGGTGCCCATCTATCCAGTGTCTAGCGTTAGGCGTCTGGTGTGTCGATGTGTTGGCGCTGGAGCAGGTCTGCTCTGTGGTCAGAGATGAGGCGCCACCCGCGTGCCAGTAGCGTCGGCTCATGGGTACGGAAGTGGTGAGCGCAGAAGGCGAGCAGGGCTAAGCCGCGTGCCGTCTGGACGTACGCCTCTGCTGAGCAGGAGTCGCACCGCTCCGCGTAGGTCTGCACCTAGACCCCGACCTCTCCACGGGCAACAGCGCGGGCACGGCGTGAGCCGATATGCACGACGCGGATACGGTCAGGATAGAACGACCTCCACTGCTCATAGCCTTTCTTCCCGCCCAGTACGTCGATCCATTCAGTCGTGTCAGTAGTGATGTGGCGCATGAACTTGAACCGGCCCCGCTCGCCCTTGATGCTGAGGGCGGTGCCCTTCTCAATCTTGCGCCCGTTCGCGGCGGTCATCGTGTCAGTCTCCGACCATCCCGGCGTGAGCACAGGGCGGGTCTTGGCTTTCTTAGTTGACTTCATCGTCTGAACCTTTCGTCGGAGTTGCGGTGCTTACCTTCAGAGAGCGCCGGGGCGGCGCCCACTGCCCAACACAGCCGCTAGGCG